ATACTCTAAAAATGTTATTGGATTCTGCATATCAATTGTTGCTACTTCTCCATCATAAGCATGAGTGTGTCTATAAAATGGTGTAGGATCTGTACTTGGGGGTGTAAGCTCAATCCATTCAAAACCATTAAATATTCTTAAATTTTTAGAGGTTACGTTAAAGTAAACATCACCTTCTTGCCCTACCTCTGGGTCTGTTACCAGTGTAAGTAAATTTAATAACACCTTCATTTTTCGTGACATTTTAGCCTACAATCACAACCTTGTATTCTCCTGCTGTTGGTGCAACAGCAAAATTAATTGTTACTGTATTTTCATTTGTTAAGTTAACATCTGCTTCAACTTGAGCAAAAGGACTGGCAGACTGAAAAACCTGAACTGTAACCTCAGATGTTTTTAAATTGTGTATTAAATTATAAGTTGTAGATGGACTTCCAAGAACCTCTACATATTTTCTAGCAATTGAGTGATAGTTTAGGCCATCATTTGTTAATTGCCATTTTTCTGAAGACTCTTTCCACAAGATTTCGACATCCTGCTTGTCTCCACGCTCAACTCTGATTCCAGCATCTGCTACTGGGTTTCCTGTAAATCCTGAATTAAGATTAACTTTATTATCTTGAATGTTAATCTGTGTAGTGTTTACAGAGTTGACAGTTCCAATAACATTTAGGTTTCCACCAATTTGTAAATTACCAGTAATTTCAACATTGTCTGGCAAGCCAATTGTGACTGCAGCATTGTGACCGCTATTTGGAGATACTGTTACCTCGTTAGCTGTTCCAATAATTGTTGCTACGTAATCGCCTGTTGTTTGTGAGTCTAGTGGAATAACTAGGTTTGCCTCACTAGCAGCTGTTAGACGTCCTTGCTGGTCAACAGTAAATGTTGGAACCTTGGTAATTGAACCGTATGTTCCTGCTGTAACAGCTGTATTGTCTAAATCTATTGTTGTTACGCCTGTAGTGTCATTGTATGATCTTGTAAGGCCTACTCCGCCTTCTACGTATGCGCCAATAGCGTCTTGAATAACCTCTAGAGAGCCAGATGTAGAAATCCATTCTGTGCCATTCCAGAAGTACATGATGTTATCGCCAGTATTGTAGTAGACCTGACCTGATACTGGATTTGATGGTGCTGATCCTAAATTTTGAATTCTAGCATTGAGTAACTCATTCTTATTGAGATCAATACTAACTAAAAACTTTTTTGCCATTTTCTTTCCCCCTTATGACAGATATGCTGTCCCTGAAAATGGCTGTGCCATAGTCAGTGTAATTTTGTTTATGTTGTTATAGTCTATACCTGTTTCAAGTATATCCCCTGCGCTTGACTTTATTGTTACGTTTGGATTGTATCCTAAGTTATGATTTATCACCACTAAGTATATACCTTGAACTGGTCCAGTAACTTGAGCCATTTCCCAAGAATAAGTAAGAGTGTTAGATGTTAAAGCAATTATTGTTGCGTTTTCCCAGGATGCGTCTGTTCTTTTAGGTCCCCACAACTTTGACATAGAAACATCATAATAAAAATCTCCTTCGAGACCAAAATTATTTGAAGGGTTTCCTGTCCCATTTAAAATGGTTTTACCCCTAGGTCCTTGCGGTCCAGGGGTTTTTATAATTACTTCATTTTTAGTTTCTTTAACTATTACTGATTCGGTCATTAGATGGTTACCGATCTATTGAGCGTCATAAAGCCCTCAAGGAGTTTTATCTTATTCCCATTAGAATCGACAACCATTACATCATAAGATGATTTAGGATAAAAGAGTTTATTTGTTTGGGTTGGAGTCATTTTAATATTTAGTGTCCCAGTTGGACCATTAATAGTAATTCCACCAGATGGTGATGTTAGGGTGACGGCTAACTTAGAGCCACCTTTTGTATCACGAATCTGCATCTTTGCAGATGCACCAGTTAAATCAATTGCGTTGTCATTATCATCTTTATATTCTAGTATAAAGCTAAATGTTGCATTTTGATCTACTTCAAAGTTCTTTTGTCCTGCCATTTGCCATAGTCTCCTAAATAGGAATACTCCTGTACCAATTTTAGCACAGGAGTATTCTTAATTGACTAATTATTATGCTTTATTAGTAAACCCAAAACTCTTATCATTTGGGTTGAGCGCCTTCAAGATTACGGGTGCAACGGCTGCGATGCCACCAAGTAGTAAATCTTTAGGATTTGTATTTCCTGTCATGTATAAGGCTAGCGCTGCTGAAAGAAATGCTCTTCCGTAGCTTGCTAACGCTGCTAGAATCTGTTCTTGCATTGTTACCTTTCCATCTTTGTTTAAATCTGCTTTTGCAAATTTAGCCATTTTGTCATCTCCTCGTGGGCGGGATGCCCATGAATTTTGGTTTTACCCAATACCATAATTCTACCACTATGCTGAAATATCTACAAGCTCACAATTTCCATCTGAGCTGCATGCAAGAGTGGCATTTATAGACGTTCCATCTTCTGTTTCATAGAAAGATAAATCTTCCCATCTAATATTTTCTGGCATATTTGCAACAAGCGACTCATATTCTTCTTTTGTTACCTCTTGATAAGGAGCCTGCTTATAAGTATGATCTGAATGCGGCAAAAATGAAATTCCAGAGACTTCGTCAAAATGCTTATATACCCATGCACCAACTTCCATCCATTCATCTTCTTTTACAGAAACTGTAATTGATGGCTTATGCTCACACCATGCACGTTGATAAACCAACCAAATGTTTAAGTGTTCGATAGCGGTTAGATCATTTCTAACAATTGCACCTTCTGGCGCCTTTATTGGAAATGAAAAAACGTATGTATCGTTTGGCTTCATTACATCATCTTCTACGGGGATTCCCACTTCTTTAAGGAATACCGAAATTGGATCTCCTTTTGAACCACGAACTGTTCTAATATAATACGGAGAATGCCATGCATGCATTCCTGAAGACACTCCGACTAACTGGGACACAGTTCCAGAAGGCTTCACGCATGTGATAGCTGCAGACTCAGAAATCCCAATTTTTCCAGCCTCTTCTTTATTCATTTCACGAGCATACTCTCTTAAAGACATAAGATAAGCTTCTAAAGCAACTATGTCTTGTTTTCCAGACATGAACTTATGTCCAAACTGTCCAGTTAGAGAAACACCAAGCAGTCTTTCTTCTTCTGTATTGTCTTTCCAAATTTTTCTAAGATATTTAAAGTCTGTCAGTGTAGATTGCCAGGTTCCAAGTATTGTTGCAAGCTTTACTTTATTTGCAATATCCTCTTTTGTATCTTGCTCACGTAATACGACTTCTGAAAGGTTACAAAACTGATAAGGACGTAGAATAATTTCTGAGCATGGGTTAGTTCCATAGTGAATATCTGGATCTCTTTTACCATACTTGGCTGCTTGGGCCTGAGCTGCGGCCACATTGTATATGCCTCTTTCTCCTGATTTTGAATCATACAAGGATTTCCATTCTGAAATAAACTGCTCCATGTCTGGCTTGCGTGAGTACGCAACAGAGTTATTAGATAGTGCACGTTGTGTATTATTTTCCCACCAATTACCAGATTTTGCTGCTGCCATTTCAATGTCATTAATATTAGAAAGAGAAATCATTGCTGAGCGACGAACTCCTCCAACAACTACAACTTCACCAATCTTGCACATAATATCGTGTGCCTCAATAGGCTTTAACTGGCGTCCTGCTGCATTCTTAAACTTTGCAATAGTAAAATCAAAAAGGTTTACAAGTGGTTGTGGCCCAGAAGATCTTCCACCCATAGTCTTAAGTCTTGCTCCTGCAGGACGAACTTTAGATACATCAATTGCTGGAATTTGTCCTGTCCAAAGAAGTGCAAGTAGCTCACGATAAGACTTTGCCCATCCTTGTTTAGAATCTTCTACAGTAATTACAGTTGAAGACTTTTCAAAAGTTTCTGGAACGGAAGGGAGTTTGTTGATGTACTTATACTCAACAGAAAATCCTACTCCTGTGCCGCACATAAGGATATACATTGTTTCATCAAATGAACGAGGTGAATCAACTGGAACAAAAGAGCAGTTATATCCTGCAACATTGTCTCTTTCTAAAGCTGCTCCTGAAGTCATAACGGAGCGCATAGACGGCATGACGTTTCTTTTAAATACACCATTTTTTAATTCCGCTACAAGCTTTTCATCTGGAATATAATTATAGTTTTTATTTAAATGGCTTAACATAAAGTCAAAATATCGATCTACTGTTTCTCCCCAAGTTTCTCTACGACCTTCTGATTCTACCCATTTTGCATATCTAGATAAAGCAATAAAGTTTTCATAAGGGTTTGCAATAGTTTGTGACATTTATATACGACCTTTTCTCCGCCTTGCGGTGTAATTTATTTGTGAAGTTCTAAGTGTATCAAACTTTTATTTAATGGTCTATGCTTAAAAAATATTTTTTTATATATCATTATGTGAGATGCTGTTTTAGTCAACTAACTTGACACTTGTTTGCATTTAATGCTATTCTTAGAGTTCGTTATCTCTATAGGAGGAAATGCCAATGGAGAATATAAAACAACAGTTTAGCGATTTAGTTCGTGACTGGACGATAATAGCAGTGACAACACTGTTTTTGTTTTCTAACACACAAGCTAGCGCTTTGACTGTAAAGCCTTTAGTGAAAACTGAAGCCCAATTAAAGCAAGAAGTCTTAGATAGTTTTAGTAAAGAGATTTACAAGCCATCTGAGATGCTTACAGACGAAAAGCTAGTTTTACTACTTGAGACTGTAGGATTCGAAGGACTAAGCCTTAAAAAAGCTTGGTCAATAGCAAAGCGTGAATCTAATGGAAGACCGCTTGCATATAACGGGAATAAGAATACAGGAGATAGTTCTTACGGACTATTTCAAATAAACATGATTGGAAATCTTGGTCTAGAAAGACTTGAGAAATTTGATCTACAGAGTAACAAGGAGTTATTCGACCCAGTAACAAACGCAGAGATAACGTATTATATGACCAATGGCGGTCAAGATTGGTCAGCTTGGAAGGGGATAACCCCAAGAGCTAAGGAATTTTATTTAAAATTTCCGACAAAGTAAAGGAGATGGGATGAGGATACAATACGTATCAACTTACATCTCCATGTCAGAAGAAGGATTGGTTGAAAAGCTTTTATGCCCAGTAGACCAATCCATTCTTTTTTGTAATCAAGATTTAGAAGAAAATATTTATTTATATTGCTTAGAGTGTAAATATAAAAATAATATTGGAAAGTCAACATATGATAAAATAGTAAAAGGTGTTGAGGAGAATATAAATGTGTAATGGAAATTGTATTTGCAAAATAGAAAACGAATCAGTTCAAATTAAAGAAACTGATGCAATGGGTAGAGAAATTTTTTGGCAAGATGCAGGAAGACCAGAATAAAAATGAGTCCTCTGACTTAGAGGACAACCTGCCTATGGTTACATACATAATGTTGCATAGAATCTATGATTTGCTTTCTTTAATTTCTAATAAGGTTGTTGGAAATGAAGATACTGAAAAAATGATTAAGTATCACGAAGAAGGCTATCTCTTAGGGCCTGTTCCTTCATTTAAACCCTCTGAAGAAAATAATTGACTTTACCTAAAAGATATAATATACTTTAAATTCAGGTTGAGTTATGCTCCCTGTACACCCCTAGTTGGATCCGCCTCCAGCTAGGGGTTTTTAATATTAATTTCGTGATACAATTAATCATATTGCAATGGGGGAAAAAATGTATTTCTATGACCGACCAGATTGTATAAAATTATCGAGTTACGTGGATGCATATGGCACACCTAGCGGCATATTTCTGTTTAAAAACTTTATACCTGAAGATCTTATGCTTGATCTTGAAAAAGAACTTTTAGAAAAAGACGACAGAGATAAAAATAAATACGACAAGAGTTTAATAAGCTGGTATGTAGATAAGGTTTCTCCTAGACCTACACGTCTTTTAGAATTTTGGGAGCTTGTAAGTGAAATATTACACCCACACTATGTTATACATCCGTCTCAATCAATATTAAATGTTAGACCTGGAGATGGCGGAATGTTTTGCCACTCAGATAGTCCTGGAAAAGGACAATGCCACAGACTTTCTCAAGATGACAAGTACGCAACATGCTGTCTAATCGATTACGGTCTTGTTGCATATTTTGGACATTTTACTGGAGGAGCAATTTATTATCCAGACGTTAATGTCGACGGAACATTAAAAGAAGAAGGAAATAGATTTGAAGGTTGCTTTGAGTACCAGCCTGAAAGAGGCGATTTAATCATACACAGTGCATTTGATCCATACAGCCACGGTGTTAGAGAAGTCGAGTCTGGTATTAGATTTGCTTTTTCTAATTTTTCTTTAAAAGCTGAAGATAACCCAGGAACTTTCTATAATTACAAAACAGAAGAGTACTACAAACAAATTGGTAATCGCACTGAAGAAGAAATTGATATTTGGATTAAGCCTTTAAAAGTAAACCCTATGTTTACTCCAGAGCGCATACAAGAAATGCAGCAATCTGGTTTAGAGGGTGTAGACCTTGCTGAAAAATTTATGTCGGAGTTTAAAGAGCACTAGTATGCCTAGGGACCATTTTAGCAAAATGATGCGTAGTCCATATTTTCAAACAGATTATTATAAATATGAAAGTCGTGCTGGAAAAATTGAACAAAAAATCGAACAAAGAATAAATTATATTTATAACAAGCTAAAAGATTTAAAAAATAAAGTGTTTAATAATCGCCGCAGTAGCTAAGCAACACCAAATTACATTAAATATAATAATTGTTGGCAAAGTCTTTCTTGTTGATGTCCATATTAAAGACATGCTAGATACTAATGCAAAAATATAAAGCCACCACCATTGCATCCCAAAAAGAAGGCCTGGGACAATAATAGTGACCTTTGTCATAAACGATATAAACTCTATAGTATTAACTTTATTCCAGTATGACTTGCTTTTCATCTTTGATAAAACATATTTTATATTACTCATTGAAGCCTCCGTTTAATTTTAAAAAGTCATAGTGCTTTATAGATTTTTTAGACAAAGCCTTTTCTACTTCAAAATTTTCTTGTATTTCTTGATTAAATTTTTCGTATTTTTTTGAAAAATTAGATAAGTTATTTTCATCCATTATTCCATTGCCTTTAGCAACAATATAATAGCTGTACTCTGGCCATAAAAGATCGTAGATTTTTATTTCATCAACATCAATAATTTTTTTATACGTTTCTTTTAAAGAATCTGGCATTTTATTATTTAATGTAAAGTTTTTCCAAAAATCGTTATTTGTTTTGTTTGTCATGTAGTGTAAATATATAAAATCTTTTATTGCTTCAGAATCTTTAAAGCATTTTCTATTTATATGCCCTCTGTAGTCGCCAGGGCTTAGCGCTTCTACGTCTTCATGAAACACTCTGTTTAGTGTTGTTGCAGTTTGCTGCAATGATGTAGCTTCTAGTGGCTCTACAAATCCTGCTGATAGACCAACGGCAATGCAGTTGCCAATCCAGATATCTTCAAAAGCTCCAGGTTCGAATTTAAACTGCTTTATAAATTCAACATCTCCATACTTTTCAACAATTTCTTTTCTTATATCTTCATTAGATACCAGCCTTGAATCATATACGTAGCCACATCCGTACCTGTGTTGAAGTGGAATTTTCCAAACCCAACCGTAATCTCTTGCGGTAGATTCTGTGTATGGCTCTATCTCTTCTTTGTTTTCAATCTTTAAAAAAAATGCTTGTGCGGAATCTGCTGGTAAATTGTCTGAATAACTTATCCACTTTCCACCCAAAGAATTTCCAATAAAGTACCTTGCAAATCCTGTGGCATCTACTACAAAATCGGTATTTATAGTTGTTGTATCTTCTAGTGTAACTGATACTACGCTATTTCCTGATATTTCTGAATCAACAACTTTAGAATCAATATGAATGATTCCTCTCTCTAAGCTTTTTTCTTTTAGAAATTTAGCTAGCACTCTTGCATCAAAATGCAAGGCATGAGATCCATGCTTTTTGTATCTACCTTCTTCTTCTGTGTATGGGATTTTGTTTTGATCAGATATCATTGTAAAAAAACAAAAATCTTCATCATTTATTTTTTTGCCATAGGCAAATAGCCTTGAGTTTGGAAAATCTTTATTTTCAAAATCAATAGATTTAAGATCTTCAGCAGTTTCAGGATAAAAAGTAAACCCATGGAAATAGCTTCCGCCATCTTCTGACCAGTTAGTAAACTTTATACCATTTTTAATAGTAGATTTTGTATTTGCAATTAAATCTTTTAAACTGATGCCTAGCTGTTCAAAAAGGGTAACAACCATAGGCACTGTTCCTTCGCCCGCACCTATGATTCCAATTTCGGTGCTTTCTATTACAGTTACGTTGGCTTCTGGATATCTCTTTTTAGCAAATAGAGCAGATAGCCAGCCTGCGGTGCCGCCACCTACAATAACAATATTTGGTTTACTCATTATTAAATTCTACCATTCGTGTATATATTGGACAAATAGTGCAAAAGTGAAAAAATTGAAGTGCGGCGGCGGTAGAAGAACCTATTTAACATTATATTTCTCATCTCGACTAAATTGGTACAATAGATCCATTAACAGTAAACAGTCAGAATGGCTTTCTATGTACCATATGTCACATACCCCTGAACTTGCATTCAAACATTTGGCTAAACGCCCTTGTAGGACTTCTATGACCCATTCTAGCGAAGAGCTAGCCATCAGATTGTTAGCTTCAAAGTAATTGTTTTCTCTATATCTCACATCGGCTAGATATTTCGCTAGATTGTCCGATTCGTCCTTATTTACCATATTAGGAGTATTGCGTAGTATATTCCAATAAGAATCCAAGATAGCCAGAGTATTGACCGATATAGTTTAGAAGTTTTCATTATCTATATCTTCATCTAGGTCGAAATCAAAGATTTCTTCTTGTCCCGCCCATTTTAAAAATTTAGACAATGCAACTCCTGAAAGGATTGCTATCGCAATGCCACTTATTCCTGCCCATAACTTCTTCATATATATCCTAGTTGACTGAGATTAATAATAATATTACTACAAATAATACTGTTATGCCAAGAAATTTAATTTTTTTATGTTTTGGCCATTCATCAGGTACTATTACGTTGTTATTCATATTCTACTCCTTTGTAGGGACACTGGGATTTGAACCCAGAATCTATTGTATATAAGACAAGTGCTTTAACCAGATTAAGCTATATCCCCTAGTTTATATATAGTTGTAGGATTAACCCACATATATTAACTAGGACTACTACAATCCCGATCTTAAGCATTAATTTCATTTCCCGCCCTTTGTTTGCAGAACAACTTTTTCTATGCACTTTGTGCAAAAATTTTCAAGTATGCCTTTAGCGTTAAGACGCTCTACATACTTTGGGTTTTCGCAAAAATCACATTTCATGTTTATAGTATACCCTATATTTCAGTTGACTGCAATATATTCTTATGTTCTATATAAATAGGAAACAAATCTTTCATTCTTTTATCTTCATTTAAATATTCTTTTATTTCACTTCTAAGATTTATTTTTTTTCTTGGATTATCATCTCTAATTGGCGCTCTATTTGGATTCTTCTTTATTAATGTTTTTATAACAGATTCTTCTGTAATAAAATCAAAATTACTTTTATAAACTTTTGTTTCAAATTTTGATACAACGTTTTGTACAAATTTTTTAGGATTACTGGTTAAAAATTCAAATGTTAAAGCATAAACTTTTTCATTATTATAATTATCTAAATAGTTTAAGTATTGCTTGATGTGCCTATCTATCTCTTCGTTTGTTTGTGGATGACTTAAATCAACTTTTCCTTCCCTGCTTTTGTCATTTAAAAATGGTAACTCCATAGCCGATAAAATGCAGTCATAAGGACTTCTTAATATAAAAATATTATCTTCTCCAGAATTTAAAAGTTTATAATTATGCTTAAGGCTTGCTGAGCATCCTATATTGTACAAAGCTGCTTTTGCAAAACTATTTCCAGATCCCTCTGGAGAATTAATTAGTATTGACATTTATAAAAAATTCCTTATGCTCATTATATCTTTCGTAAACTTGTTTTAAAGAATCATTTGATGTTAAAAATTTTTTTAAAGATTCTTTTTCTTTTACAGGAATTAATCTTTTTCTTATATGTTCTAAACGAAGACGCTTTTCGTCAATTATTTGTAAAACCTTAGCTTCACTAATGTTTTTATTAGCTATTTCTAAATTAAAAAAGTTTGCAACAGATGTAACAAAATCAATTGGGTCATTTCTTAAATATTCATAGGTTACAGGATAAATATGATCTTTTTTATAGTCATCAAGATATATGTTGTAAAGCCTAACGTAGTTTTTTATATTATGTCTGACCTCATCTTCATTGTTTATATCAAATGGCTGAAGAGATGGGTGTACGTCTTGAAAATGTTTTTCTAAAGCAGATAATATTGAATCGTATGGGTTTTTAAACAAAGTAATTTGATTTCTTTTTTCGTTTAACGCATCTGGACGATGAAATACTTCAACCCAATAGCCCAAAGTTTCTTCCAATAGTACACTGCAATAAGTATTTCCTGATCCAGGACTAGAGTTTATAATTAGCAAGCCTCTATCTCCTTTTTGTACTCAAAATATTTTTTTTGCATTTCTTTTACTGCTTCGTTGTTACGAACTTTATCTTCAATTTCAGTAAATGCAGAGGTGTGATTGTCTGGTATCCAAAATGAAAGATGTGTTCCTGCTATTTTTGGATAAATATCTTTTATTGTAATAGAGTCAGAATATTTATCATTTAGCTCCAAATTAAAAAAGTTTACAAAATTCTTAATAGTTTGGTTTGGATTTGTAAACATTGACTCATAGGTAATTTTAAAAATATTTTCTTTTTCTTTTGATTTAGTAAAAAGCATTTCATATTTTCCTAATGCAATAGAAATTGAAGTTTGTAGATGATCTTCTTCTTGAAATAGCTTGTCATATCCTTCTTTAAACTTCATAAAAATTTTTACATTTTGAGTTACTGAATCTACTGGATCTCTTAATATATAAACAAAAGGATCTTCTTGATCCATCATTTCTGGCCAATTATTGCCAAACCATTCGTCTTTTATGCCCTGCCCAGACGTTATGCTAATGTCGTCACAAACATGAAGCAAAAGTTTAGAAAATAAAACGCATCCAGAACCCATAGGTGCTATTACCTTAATAGTTTTTCCTACTGTCTCATCAAATTGAGGCTCTTGCATTACCATTTATGTTCTCCCTTTCTAATTGTTTTTGATATTTAGCAAATAAGTCTTTCATGGGCTCGCTATATAAAACAGCCTTGTTTATAATGGACCTCATTTTACTTATATCTCTTGGAGTTCTAACTGATTCAATTTCAAGATTTTTCATTTTTTGTAAAATGGTTTTTGATAATAATTCTTTATTAAATTTTTTTAAATTTAAATTAAACGTATTAGAAAATTTAATTAAAAATTCTTCTGGATCTTTTGTTAAAGAATCAAATGAATATATCATAATGTATGAATTTTTTTCTTTATTTAATGTGTTTAAAAACCATTCGTAATCTTTTATTGATTTTTCAATTCTTGTTTCTAAGGCATTTTTTAAGTTATATTTAATTTGATTTTTATCAATAAATTCAAGGCTAAGCTCTACACTAGATGCAATTGAATCATACGGGTTTCTTAACAAAGCTACATTGTGCATTTTGTTATCAAAAAAATCATAGTCATGATAGCTATTAACATGCTCGGAGTCTTTAACATACTCTCTCAATAAATTTATAGCAAATGTGTTTCCAGAGCCAGCTGGTGAAATTATCCTAAAGAATGATTTTAAAGACTTTTCCATAAACAAATTATAAATTTTTGCCCAATATTCTCTTTTTAGTGAATCTTGTGGATGAGGTGCCCATGTTGCACAATCTTCAGGTGTAAACTCTTTAAGTCCAACTGCTTTTTTAATGTCATCTTGGGTAATTGGAGAAGGCATTCTATGCTGAATAACATATTTATTTAGAGTGTCTATAAAAATTTTGTTGATGCTTTGTCTTTCATCGTATGTGTAGCTTGGAGATATGCCCTCGTACTTTAAAAGCATTTCAGTGAATTGTGGGAGGGGTTCAATAAGCTGTATAACAGAATCCTTATAATACTCACGTATACGATCAAGACACTTTATAACAACCTCTTCAGTATTCTTATGCTTTGGAAGCCATTGTCTAATATCGACATATCCTAGCCAAACTAGTACCAGGTCTGGGGATTTAAATTCATTGAATGGTTTTACCCAGTATTCTCTTGGCATATCAAGGTAGTCGCTTTGGCTTTCTATGCCGCTTGATTCATATTTTTCTTCTTCAAATTTTACTGGATCAAATGCGTAAGCTGTCATTCCAGCTACACCCCATACTTTAAAGTCTACGGGACATGTTTCAGGATTCCAGTGTTCCCAGATTCTAGTTGAATGACAATCACCAATAAGGTGTACAGTTTTCATACTTTTATTGTACCATTCCAAGTATCACTTGATCTTAGGTCTTAGGTCTTATATATAATATATTTAAATATTATTGATTTACTGACCCCCCGACCCCCCTATAAAATTATACTATTTATATTTTCGGTGTCAAGCTTATTCCAACTAATCCTAATGCGTGTCTGCTTGAACCAATAACTTCTTTCACACCATGCATGTAAAGATCTTCAAATCCTGGATGAAAAACTATGGAGCCACGCTTGGGTTTATATTTAATATTTAGATTTAAATAGTAAAGCTCTCCACCTTCAAAATCATCGTTTAAATAAATGGTAGCTGAAAGACAATCATGTTTTATAAAATTTGGCCTATTGTAGTTATCAACATGTGGGTTTAGTTTCATGCCAGGTTGGATTCGCATTATAATACCAAAACCACTCCATATATATTTGTGATCAGTTAATTTGTTAGCCCTATTTTCTATAAACTTAATATCTGGAAACACAGAGGTGTTATTAAAATACGTAGGGTTTGTCCATCTTTCCTGAGTAACCCATTCTGTTTGCTTTATATGGTCATCAAATTTCAATAGCTCTTCTTCAGAAAGAAAATTTTCTATTTCCCAAACACGGTTATCCTCAGTTAAATAATTTTTCATATTATAATTTTACCATTTATTTTTAGTTGACCAGCAGTTCAGATTTTAAAAAATGTTAATAAATTTTTAATTTGCACGATACACATATAAATCAAAATCGGACAAAATGGATAGACCGCCCATAATGAGCGTGATTGTGGTGGAGATCACACGATTATTCTAAGATTTATTTAGACACGCCCGAGAATAGGGGTATAAATGTCAGCCCCCCTTGCTATGATTAAGGTATAAAGAAAGTAAGAAAGTCTTACTAAGAAAGGTTAGGTCTAAAATGACTAACAGAATTTGGGAAAGTCGTAATGACTACCTAGTAGAGTCAGACGCTAAGCGTCTTGGCTATGTATCCTGCTCAGCAGGTTGCGGTAGAGTAACCGCATACTCCCTATGCGTAATGTGTGGCGGTAACTACGCCGAGCATAACCTAGTAGGTGTGAGGTAACTCACACACGACACTAGCCCTAAATGAGGCTAAATGTCAGTAGGTCGTGATAGTCTTACGACATACAAATTAAATAAAGAATTAGAGCGTGAGCCTAGCAAATAATCCGAAAGGTGAGCCTAGCAAATAATCGCTCTCAACCAAATAACCAACTAACGAAAAGGATAGAAAATAAAATGACAATCACATACTCACTATGGGACGGC